TGATCGGCTCGGAGTTCAAGCACTTCCTGGGGGAAGCCCCCAGTGGATTGGCCGAGACCGCCATCTATGATAACACCGTGATAATAACCGCTTTGATTGATTAAACTCATGTTCATTCCCCTTAAATTATTGTGTTAATTCTTTCCACGCTTCTTCAAAGATGAACTGCCATATACTATCATCTTGTGGACTATCAAACGATACTACTGGAAATGTATGTGGGATCGTTCTTGATTTTGCTTTGAAATGTGGCTGGCCATGAACTCGAACAACACGTTCATTAGTCCCGAAGGCTTTTCCATCGGCAGCTTGCACATCGTTATAGTCGATTTTTAAGATGTGATCCGCCCATTCATCATACAATTCCCATACAGCCGGGGTTGATTTACCGTGTGCCTTTTGGAGTTTTGGCACATCACATAGAAAATCTCCCCCACCTGAATTGGAAATTTCTACTTGTTGCATTTGACATGATAGCACAACATTAACACCCCGATCAATAAGATAATCAAAAGACATAAGCGGCAATCGCATTGTGTCATAGAGGTGTCTATATCCCTTACCATATCCGTATCCTTCGATCCGTTTTACTTTATGGCCTTTTTCGTGCGGAACATTTTCAAACGTCCAAGTTAATGCAGCAACATATTCAAAGTCTGTCATCGTATCTATTACAAGACTATCCCCAGGATCAAAGAGGTCATCTTGCCTACATATTGCCTGGACATCACCAAAGGTTTCTACACCCGGAATATAGACAAGCGATTCACCAGTGACAGGATGTTTAATCTTATCACTCCCCCCCTTGAAATCAGCAAATTTGGGATTAGGCAACATTGACGCAAGGGTTGTCTTGCCCATTCCTGAGTCAGTGTATAAAATAATCCGTTCGCCTTTCTTTGTTCCTTCCCATTTAGCTGTGCCAAATTTTTTGTTAGACACTTTCGGCCCTGGTGATTTCTTCTGGTTTGGTCGTGGTGGTAATGGTCTCATTCTTTATCCTCCAATATCTTGCATATACCTATTAGTGGAACGACAATAATTATAGCACATAATATGTTTAACATCACTCACCTCCCAAATTTCCTAAAGTTATCGGGAATATCATCCGGCCCGATGTTTATATGGTTATAACAAAAGTCAATGTACGAACATTTGAACGTAGCTTCGCACTGATGCTCGTTTCGCCACCACCGTTCATTCTTAGCCATCGACCGAATCGACTGATAAATGTTCATCAATTCATACTGGAACGCTTCGATGTCGGCCTGATGGTGAACGATCTCACGCCGGGCAAAGTAGAACTCAGGTCGCTCGGTGATGTCCTGAAGCAACCTGGCCCCGAACATCTCCGGGGTCTCGCGGATGGCGAACGTATCGGGTTTCTTACCGGGTTCGACTTCAGCAATTTTTCCATTTACTCGCAACCATTCGTCTCCATCAGGCGGTGGTTGTTGGTCTACTGTTACTTCAAACTTCTCCCCACAATATTCCCCAGTCCCCACAAATTTCTTGCTATCAGCCTGGGTTAACTTCTTCGGTCTGATTGTCGGCTTGTGCCACACGTCGTACAGGACACCGCACATCCCCAGGCCAAGCTCACGAGCCGCATAAGTGTAGAGTCGGGTTTGGGTGTCAAGCGTGAGATGGGACCAATAGGTAGAATCAGGGTCAATCGACTTGCTGGTAGATTTATATTCGTGGACAAACCGATTGTTGCCAGCCGCAAACACCCGGTCGATCTTACCCCGAAGATTGGCCCGGAGAGGATGGCAAGTGATCGGAGACTTGAGCGGAAGATCAAAGTGTTGTTCGAGTGATTCGACTTCATATCCCTCGTCATTGTAATACCATTGATAGCCGATCAGGGAATAAAGTAGGGTGATTCGCTCAACTTCCCATTCCTCTACAGTCTTGTTGATCGGTGGTTCCTTGTAGGCATCGTTCAGGTGTCGGATCACGGCGTCCATCGGATCGTTCGGGAAACGGCCTGTACCTTCGCAGAGGGGACAGTTTGAATTAGGAGTTATACTATTTGCATCGTATCCGTTTATATGCCGTTCTAATTGCACACACTCACACACCCCATCCGGCTCCATATCTGCGATCTCATGGATACGATGATAGTTGGTCCCTACCCTTTGGCTGTCAGTGTCCTCGATGGGGACCAGACCGAGAATGTATCGGTAGAAGTAACGAGTAGGACACGCCTTGAAACACGCTATGCTGGTTGCTGATAGGTTAATCATCTTCGCTTTCCTCCGCTTCAATCGCTTCCTGCACAACCGGCTCATCCTCGTCGTCCGGTGGGAACAGTGGTTCGATGTCCACCACCTCTACCTCAACCATCTCTTCGTAATCCCCGCCATCGTCGATTTGATGCCTGGAAAGCTTTTCGGCCTGGGCCTGAACATCGTCTTGGTCGTAGCCGTGTATTTCAACTGAGTAACGGTTTGTGATGTCTATTGTCGCTTTGTATGGTTTCATTATATCAACCCCTTCATATAGTGTTCCAATTCCCCAACCCCATGAACGACCAGGTACACACCCCCAGCCGCACGTACATCTTCCACCCGCTTCTGTTGTCCCACGCTCAATCGTCCTCCCTTTCCGGCCTTGCATTCGATCTCGAAGTGTTGTCCTCCGGGAAGGATGCCGATGATGTCACCTGCCCCCTTAATGCCGTAGGTAGCATAACCATGTCCCAAATCACCCGCAGCACAGTCATGTCTATCGCAGAACACACGTCTCGCTCGAAGCCACTTAATACAGCCGGTGAGCACTTCTCGCTCTGGTTTGGTTGGGCAAGGGACAACCGGACGGGTTGAGATTGGACCTCGTTTAACTGTAGGTTTACTCCCGGTTCGTATTGCTTGGTAGAACGCGGCTGCTTCATTGAGTTTGTCTTTCTTAGTTAGGCGTTTCATTTTTGAATAACAACGCAGTAAAATCATAATTTTGGGCTGAGAATGCGTTTTCAAATCCCATATTTGGCAAATTTTCTAATATAGTTAATATTAAATCTTCGACTTCCCAAAGTGCTATACCATACTGCCATACTAATTCACCGCAACGTCTACACTTATAAAGCCTACCTGCATATTCATATCGTTCAGGATCACGACAAAAAGCCCCACGTCCGGCTGGAATATGTATATAATAGGTTTGATATTCAGTATGGCGATCAAACGGAACATGGCCCCTGAACCAACAGATCAGTTTTTTTATCATTCCCTCACCTCAATCACTCTCCCCGCTCTCGGCATAAACGGTTGCTGGCATAGCCCAACGAAGGCACATTGGTTCACTTCGGGACACCCGGTTCGGCCTGTCTTGAAACAGGGATCATAGCCTTCAGCCTGTTGCTTGGCCCGCCGGATACGTTCTGTTTGGTTGTTGCAATTAGTTATCAATCCCATAAATACCCCCATGTTTTCTTTGTTACTATAGTTTGTACACAATGTTGACTAATTCCAAAAGCGTCGGCCAAACCTTGTTGGCTATCGGCTCCACTATGGTAAAGATTGTGAATCAGCTTGACTTTTTGTTCAGTAAGTTTAGAAAAATTGCTCATCTCGCCGTGGTTTTTTAATCCCTGATGCGTTTTGTGCCTGATCGCATCCGCATGATTTTCTTTTGGTGTTCCCCAACAAAGATTTTCCAAATGATTGTCTTGGGGATTACCATTTAGATGGCGGCATTGCATTCCTTCTGGGCACGGACCAACATAGGTTTCGAGGACAAGACGGTGTATTAAACAATGATAATATTTAGAGCATTTGCGAAGTTTTACATACAAATACCCAGAGCAACTCGTCTGTAATTTCATCCATTGGCCATTCTCATAATTACCTTTGGTGCTCCACACACGCCCACCTTTAGTAATCCGATATGTAGGAAAATTTGGTATTATTTTCACAATAATTTGTCTTTCACTACGTCGATTGCTAACGGTAATCCTTCTGCCCATAATGGAGAAGTTGTCATTATTTGCGAGAGGATTTTTATGTGTTCATCAATCTTATTCTCTATAGAAAGCAACCTTAAATCATCATGTATGTGGATAAAAACAGGCAGATTTTCTTTGATTGCTTGTAACCACCAATAACCAAGAAGATCGCGGGCTATTGATTGGTCAATATTCTCCGTGATCGACCCGCCCCACAACGGACCCCATTGATACTTGATTGTCTTTTTCTTATCCACACGAGCATGGCGATAGTACAACACTCGTCCAGATGGAAGCCGGATGTGAACCGTCTGACCCCGGCAATAAAACCGAGTGCAGCCCACTTCCGGCTCTAAATGGGGGTACTGAATACACAAACGAAATGCTCGTTCGACCTGGTTCCAATATTTTGGTATCTTCGAGTAAGTGGTGCGGTAGGTTCCGATCAGTTTTTTGATGAACGCGAGGTCATACTCACCAGAATCAAACAATGGCCGAAGGGCTGCGTTCGCCATACAATTTCGATAGAACTTGTCCGCTCCCATCCCATAACCCGCACCGAGAATTGTGTCCTTTCCGAATCCACGCTTGATCTTCAAAGCTGTGGCCAATGGTTTGGGATCAGTGGATCGAGGCTTGCGGACTTGACAGCCGAATAACTCGGTGGCGAACGTCGAATAGACATCTTCTCCGCCAGCGAAACCCTCCACTAAATCATCCTGGCCAGCAAGCCAAGCCACGATTCTGGCCTCTATCTGTGCCGAGTCTATAATACACGGTACACACCCTTCGAGTGGAAGCAAACAGGTCTTAACCTGACCAATTAAAGAATCATGTTCCTGCCCTCCCCGGCCCTCGGCCCCCAAGTTTTGTAGGTTATACCCCTCTCCCCCCGACCATCGACCAGTATGGCAACCATAATAATTGATCGGTATACGAAGTAGCCCCCCATTAGCCTTAGCCTGGGCCACAATACTATCAATTCGCTTCATATGTGTTGGCCAAGATTTAACTGATACTCTCGCAGATACCAGGTTACGTACTTTAGGATCAGAATGAATGAGAAGTTGTTGACAGGCTTCGTCAGTCTTTGCCAAGGCCGGGATATTACCTCGTTTACCTTGTTTCATCGGGACCTTTTCACCAGGGGGAAGTGCTTCCTGGAGATAGTGGGCGAACTTTTGGCTGCGAAGCTCTTTGATCGTATGGCCTGATTGCTTCACGGCTTGGGCTATCTTGGCTCGCATCTGGACCTTGAGTTGTTTGGCCCTGTCGAAGTCTACTCGAAGACGTTGGTGTAGCCAGAGATTGAGGGTGTGCCGGGCCAGGGCGAGTTCTTCTTTTGGGTTGGTGAGTTTGAGCAATAGAATTTTAGCGAGTTCGGTTTCTAATTCAACATCACGGATAGTGTATTCACGAAGAGCCTGGCGTTGTTCCTTGGTCATTTTATCCCAATGTAACCCCTTGAAGTTTTGGGTCTCGCCCTTTGGGAGAAGGCCAAACATCTGGGCCATCTGTTTGAGACCGTGCTTCATACGGGAATCATAGTGTTTGGCCAAGTCTATGAGGTCAACAATGTACTTAGGGACAATTCCGAACTTTTCCTGTAGGATAGTGATGTCGAATCGGGCGTTCTGGACGAGGACAGTATAATTATCTATATCTACTGGTATATAGATTGAATCAGGTTCTATAAAAGCAGGATTGTCGGTATCTGTATATAACCCACCTAACCCCGTTAATTCAAACCTTGGATCGTTGATATACTCAATAGTGCTCATCTTTGATAAACTATACTCGTTATCGAAATAGGTCTCGAAGTCCAGGCATAGGATGTCGGTCGGATACCCCGCTTCAGCCAATACGTTTCGCCAGTCGTTCATTATATACACCATCCACAACACCCAAAGGAAAGTTTTTTTGAAATATCGTTAGCGATTATATAGTATTCATTAACGGTAATATTGTATTTTTCTAAGACCACATCAGTAGGTGGTATAACATCAGCCTGCATATTACCGCAATCATAATCTTCTGCAATGTCTAAATCGTGGTCGTACTTATCAACAAAATCACTTTCATCAGCATTTATTCCATTGACAATAAATTCCCGCAATGAACATAATGCGTTATATGCTGTGGCTTTATATTCCATCACTTCCCCCTCCGCCGTTTGGCTTCCCCTTTTAATTTCTTGGTCAACGCCCTCCCGATCTTACGGGCGTTGGTCAGTGACCATTGGGCGATCAACTGATTGAACATTACCTGAGCTATTCGATCAACCGTCAACCTGGTAATCGGTCGTCGCGTTGGGATCAGGTCACTGGGTTTGTTTACCTTCGCCATATCAATCCCCTCTGTTTCAACTTTTTATACTTAGCCTCAAACTGATCGAACGTAATCAAGCCGTAAGCTAACTTTTCTCGGAGCCTACGTTCCTCAACAGAGGTACAACACCGGGTCGCCCCGGATCGGGCTGGGAGTCCGTGGTCACTTTTCATATCAAAACCTCGAATCGTGGTAGACTTCGCCTTTACCAACAGGCATAATCTCATAATAAGGTATACCATCAAGTACAACTCCGCAGCCAAGAATAGATCGAGCCGGTTGCTCGGCAGCATATACAAACGCATAGGCATCATCATCAATTAAACATCCCGTATCCATACCAAACCAACGACGAAGTGGATTCGCTGACCAATTGATCCCGCCTTTACTATGCCAATGGCCACATACCGTGGACATTCCAAGTTTACCAGCAAGATTCCAAGCGGGTGTCTTACCCCCGCCTTTCTTGTGTCCATGACAGTAATAAACCTCATCTATAATCGTGTGATGAACCCACTTCCATTTAGGTGTTTTCCAAAGATCAGCGTAATCCCGTATAAATTTCTCAGGGATATTAACTGATTCGGCCACTCGTTTTGGCCGGGCATCGTGATTACCTATTGTTACGGTAGCATTTGGAAATGCTTTATACCATTTCTGTATTTTGGCTAAAGCAAGTTGGTATTCATTGAATGGACCTGGGGCTTCTGGATTATTAACGTGGAAACTAATCGCAGACCAATCAACTACATCCCCGATAAAAATCACCTTGTCACAATCCCAGGCATCGTAAATATCCTGACAAAATTGTAGGGAGCCTTTACGAGAAACAGGTTCATGTAAATCAGGTATGACTAATATCTTACTCATCTGAAATCCTCCAGGCTGTTTTCCAAAACTTTCAATACTGAATCAGACCAGTTATGAAGTTCGTTCCACGGACGCGGAATTAGGATTCCCTGGCCCCCGGCTGCTACAAAGTCGTGGATATTTTTATCGTAGTCGTCAATCAATACAGCATCGTGGTGGGCACATATGCTTTTAGGAATAGTACCAGTTAGGAATTTGTTCTTGAACTCAGGTATATTGTGGTCAATCCAATCCAATCGCCCATTCACGGCTCCGTTTGCACGTATATAAAACGAGGAAAAAAGGCATATAGAATCCATTCCAAAACAAGATATACATTTACTCAATATATCTTTACCATCCGGCATCCATTCCAAGTTTGCCCAAAATTGTCTGCCCATAGAATCCCAATTATATGTTAGAAGCCCCGCTTGTTTTCCCCAGCCCCATCCTTCCGAGCCAAATTTGTATGGCCATTTATTATGACCTGGATAATCAAGACCATTTAATTCATGGGCTGCTTTACACCAATCAGTAAGTACCCCATCCATATCCAAATAACATATCATTTTAATCCCTTCCAAAAGAAAAGTGCCTGGACAATCCCAATTAGAACCGAGGCTATACCTGTTTTCCAGTTTCGTTCTACCAGGTCATTGAGACCCAGGGCGAAGAATGAAGCTACCATGATGAGTACAATAGCTGTTCGCATCAATAGCCTCCTTCAATGGGCTGGGTTCGATCAACCGGTTTCCAAAACCGATCATCAAACTCACTATAGCGATCAGGGAATCGTTGAAATGTTTGGAGAAAGGCCGCGTTACAGGCTATATGGTCGATATGCAACTCCCCGCTCTCTGGGTCACGATCTTCGCCCTTTTCAATAGCAGTAAGGTGGCGTTTAATCGCCCCTATAATCCGTGAATAAGCGATCCCTTCAGCCCAATTATAGGCTGCATACTTCTTAGCCCCAAAGGTGAGAATTAGACCAATCCCCTCGGTTGCATAGGGTGGAATCAGGTCGAGTCTGTTTTTGTCTTGGTCGTTTTTGCGTCCGCTCATGCTGTACTCCCCAATTTAATATCATACCTCATTTGTGTCATTTGTTTCACCCCTTCACTAATCTCCCCGGTCTCCACGATCTCCTTAGCTTTGAGGATCAGGTCGTAATCTGTCACCAGGCTGGCGTGTTTGAGGTCGGGAAGGCCGTGTTGCTTGGTGCTGAATATCTCACCTGGACCCCGGAGTCGGAGATCATGTTCTGCCAAATCAAATCCATCCTGGCAGCGTTCGATTACCTCCAGCCGGTCTATACTGGTTTGGTTGGCAGTCTCGGCTACGAGGAAACAAAACGCCGTATCGGTTGAACGACATACTCTACCCCGAAGCTGGTGGAGTGGGGATAGGCCAAACCGATCAGCCCCCTCTATTACCATCACTGTAGCGTTGGAATTGTCCAAACCGACCTCAGCGATGATAGTGGAGACGAGGATGTTAACTTCTCCGCTCTTAAAGCGTTTTAATGCTTCACTTTTGGTTTCGTTGTTAAGTCTTCCGGTCAACAATAATACATTTTGGTCCCCAAACCTTTGACATATTTCTCCGT